ACGTACTCCGTATAGTCCAGTAGCAGACTCGTTCTCGATAATCACTTCGTCCGGCACCACATCATTATTAGCTAGGTAGATCCGTGTATACAGGTTCTCGGATCCATAGATTGCGCGGACAGTAGAGAAGAGTATCTTCGTAGAGGCTGAAAACGCGGTATCGTCCGTGAAGATTAGGTCGGGAGTAGTGGTCGCTGAGTTGCGCTCCTTGAAGATTAGGTCGCCGTCTTTGCTAATGAAGACGTTTCCAAACTCGGACGTGGATACTAGCTGAAGGTACTCTAGGGCTGAAGTCCCAGCCACGGAAGAATCCAGTAGCAGCGTTTTACCTGTTTCTACATCCCGCAGCTCTACCGGCCAGTTCACTTCTGGTAGGTCTAGGACTCGATTTATACGCGCTCCGGATAGCTCACTAGGCGGATCCAGCTCGTCGATAGTAGCGTTAGCTAGCGCTCCAAATGCGTCCGATACTTCGATCTGTACGGTAGACCTATTACCGGGTAGGTAATCGAGATCAAAGTCTTCAATGTATCCGTAGAAGACGGGCTGAGTATCAGCAGAAATACGGATCTCACGTCGCGGTATTAGCTGACCGTAATAAGGCCCAGCTTCGTATAGTGGATCAAAGACTCGATCATTATTATCCAAAATGATAGAGGCTATTCCAGCGTCGGTACGGTCTAGTGCCTGACTCTTTCCACGCCTAGTAGTGACTGTCTGTACCCGGCTGGAGATATCGTAGAACAGTTGTCCAGCAAGAATAAAGGTCGGGTTATCTAGGACGCCACGTGTTGCGTCGTCTAGTTTGAATCCGGTGGGCGTGTTTGGACCTAAGTCGAATCCGATCTCTACCTTCGGGCTAATCATTATGCGCCTTGGAAGACTGGGCCGGACGTCCGTTCATAAGCTCGGATAGCGTCTACTACCGCTTTACCGATAGTGGCTCCGGAGTCTAGCCCACCGTTTACAGTCACGTTGTAGACTGCCTGCTGCGCTGCTGTGTTGAATAGCGACTGAGTTCCAGTCATTCCTATCTCACTAGCCACGTTGCCTAGTTCTGCGTATCCTGCGTTTATTGTGCCTAGCGCTCCAGCTCCACCCGCTACTAAGCTAGCTGCCAATTTAGCTCCAGCTAGAGGTCCAGCTTGGATGACTTGCTGGAGTAGCTTAGGATCTAGCCCCATAGAGGATAGCTGAGTGACGTTTGAGCTGAACGCCTTTACCCGGGTAAGTAGCTTATCCATATTACGGATGATCGAGTCGGTAGATCCGCCTAGCTCTGGGAGGCTAAACGCTCCGAGTATCGACTCTTTGATGTTAGAGAAGGTCGAGATTACTGAGTTAGCAAACGATTCATAAACTCTTTGCTTTTCAGCTAGTATCTCAGCCTCAGCTCTAGCCGCTTCTGCTGCTGCCGCCGCCGCTGCTGCTACCGCTTCTGCTGCTGCCGCCGCCGCTGCTGTAGCTGCCGCTGCTGCGGCTGCCTGACCTGCTGCGGAACCCTGATACTGCTTTGTCAGGTTCGTTATTGCGGTCCCACCGTTTTTAGTAATACGTTTGATAGCGTCGTTTACAACCGAGAGTCCACCGGAGGCTAGGTTAGCTGCTACATCTTTACCAAGACCGAGACTGATAAGTCGAGTCTCTTTTTTAGTCAGCGTAGCTTCTGCTTTAGCATTAGCAGTCCACGCTTTTAGTCCCGTAGGATCTTTGGCTGTGCCTAATGAGCCTTTTAGGTCTGGTGTAATAATGCTAGGAGTAAAAGTGGCAACTTTAGCGTCAAAGCTTGAACCGCCAAAAGAACTTGCTATGTCGCTGGCAGAACGACGCGGTAGTGGCTGAACAGACACCGCAGAGTTGAGCTTATTTATAGCGTCCGTTGCTACGCCGTACTTACCAGCCGCCCACTCAGCGTCTTTACCGGAGTTTAGAACTGCGGTTCCAAAGCTAGTCACTACTGGAGTTGTCTTGCGATAAGTGCTGTCTAGCTCAGTCGCGCCTTGAATAATAAAACCAAGGGCGACGACGAACGCGCCTATTCCCGTTGTAATCAAAGCGGTTCTAAAGAACTTCAGCGCTCCAGTCGCTAGTCCTATCTTGCCTGCGGTCATAACAAAAGTATTATTTAGAATTACTGCTGCTGCGTTGTAGAGTCCAACTGCTACGCGTCCTGCGTTGTAAGCGGTGTTCAAAATAAACAACGCCGACACTACTCTGAAAATTGCCTCCGCATTTTGAATAAGGAAAGTGATTGCGTCTACGATCGTTTTAGCAAACGCTTTGAAGTCTACGGAAGCTATGGCGGCTTTTAGCTGTGGTCCGACAACTGGAAGCAGTTCTCTGAAGCCGTCCACCATTTGTTGAAGAGCTGGCATTACTACCATAGTTGCTTCTTCACCAACGGTTCCAAGTTCGTGCTGAAGAAGTTGTAGCTGACCCGTAAACGACTTAGCGAATGCTGCGCCGCTTCCTCCGAATTGAGATTGGAGTTCAGCAAGAATAATTTTCTGAGCGCTCATAATGTCGCCAGATTCAGAAAGTGTTTTTATCTGCGCTTTTTGTTGCTCGGTAAACGTAATACCGACACGAGTCAGGGCAGAAATTCCTTTTACCGGATCGTTTAGCGCTTTACCAAGACGGATAGCTTCCCCGCTTGCGCTAGTTCCCATAGCCCGGGCGACGTCCACCATAGCCGCGGTAGTTTGGTTGAAGATATCATTACCAGCGCCCGCTTGGTTTTGAATGTTCTTAAAAGTGAGAAGAAGATTAGCGCCTTCTTGAATTGTTTCCGCTTCGGTAGCGGTTAGAGCTTCCAGACTCCCTGCTAGGTTCTCAATATCCTTAGCCGTTCCGTTGGCTGTCGTTCCCATAGACTTTAGAACGGTTTCGGTTTGTATATTGATTCTTTGAATTCGAGCAAGGCTCCGCGCTGAAGTAGCAATTACCGCACCGAACGCACCGACGGCGGCTCCGGCTATTGCGACGTTTCTACCTAGATTCTGAAAGTTTCCGCGTACCTTATTTAACTGGAACTGTGCTTGTCTAAGGCCTTTAGAGTCGAATACTGTGACAATAGGAATTCTGACTGCCATTACTTTATCCTTAGCTTTACATTTATCTGAGTAGCGTATCTATCGACGATAGCTACCACGGCCTTTTGGATTCCCTCTTTGCGCTCTTCGAAGCCTCGCCATACGTACCTAGACGGCGTCCCGGTTAGCTTCTCCTTCATACCTTGCGCTCTAGCTGAGTTGCCTCTCGGACCGCGACCGACGATATCTATGATCTCAAAGCCCACGCCGTCTTTAGGTGGAGCGGTGACGATAGTGACTAGGGATCTCTGATTACCTCGATCTAGTCTGACGCTAGGCATAAAGCTCGGAGAAACTTTCGCGCCTTTGTAGCTAGTGCGTCCGTTGTGGATCATACCGCCATATCCGAACTCTCCACCTTGTAAAGGTGAAATCGTTGGGATCCTGCTGCGGATACCAGACATTACCTCGTTCAGTCCGGGTTCGCTTTTGATTTCAGCGGACATTTTTTTTAGCAGCTCAGGTTCAGCGTTTTTTAGGATATGGACGACCTCTTGAATGCCCTCTATGTCTATTTTATATTCCACGCTCACACCTCTTCTCTATTCTACCGACGCGGAAATAGGGAAGCCCCTGCGTGAGCAAGGGCTTCACCTACCGCGGAAGGTTTTTAGCGACGATCCACCGATTCATTGTCCATAGCATTCGGTCTGACTGCTCCAGTAAAACACTTGGAGGTATACCAGACTCGACCGCTAGGGAAGCTATGTACCAATGAGCGGATCTATCGCCTAGTCCGACTATTCTGGAACTTTTGGGTCTTCAGTTGCTCCAATTGAGTCCACTAGCTCTAGCCACGCTTCGTACTCGACTGCTGTTTGCTTCCTGCGCTTCTCTGAGTGCCAAGCGAGAAATAGCAGCCAACCGATTCGTGGATCGTCTAGCTTTGCGATTGAAACGTTGAACTTATCTTCGAACGCCACCATATCTGCGGCAGATACTAAGACGTCCTTGTGTGTTCCGTCTGCGAATTCAATACGTAGGGTAAGTTTCATTTTTTACCTTAGACGGTTCCGGCGGTTGCGAAGCTGACCGAGCCACTCGTCGGGAACGACACCGAAAAAGTAGAAAGATCGCCCACGGCCCCGGCGACTGGAGAGAAGCTGTTTACGTGAACTGGAACTGTGTAGATCGGGTTAGACGAAGAACCTACGGTTCCGTTTGGAGCAATCGTCACGGTTGCGATTGTTCCTAGTAGCGGGCTAAGAATGGTACTGATAGCGCCGACTCCGTTATCTGCGTGGATGTCCAAGCTCAGAGTTCCGGACTTTAGTCCACCAATAGTTTCTGTCCAACCGTTGCTACCGAAGTCTGTCACGTCCACGTCTGCTGAAGTCAGTTCAAGTGTTGCTGAAGCGATAGAGTCGGATACGTTAGTGCTTCCGATCTTTACCGCAGTTGCGGTTACTATGAATTTTGCCATTTGTTTTGTTTCTCCTGTTTTCCTAGCGGTTTTATTGTGCGAATACGATTACGTTGAACTCGGCGGCTAGGTAGGTAATCTCGCCGATTACAAGGGAACCGTAATTTCTCATATCGGTCACTCGGAGCGTGTCGCATTTGCCACCGAGAGTCCTATCTAATTCTATCGCCAGCTTTACGGAAGACGCTCCGGTGGTGCTTATGTAAGAATCCAGAAGCTTCTGAGCTGATCGCTCACCGACGCGTCCGACTATGAGGGTAATGGCGAAGTTGTATTCGTCTAGTCCACGCTGGAACGCTTTGTCATAGTTCACATTTGTCACGTTCACGATCGCTACTGGCGGGCTAATAGTGTCAGGTGTTTCAGTAGTAGTGCGTAGCCCGGGTACGTTTCCAAGCTGCGTAGCTAGTCCAGCCCGGAGTTCGGTAATGGTAGGCATTAGGCGAATCTGACTCTTCTATAAGGATCTACTAGGTGCTTTACGTCTGGATCGAGCTGAACTCCAACGCGAACGGCTCCCATTTCTCCAAAACCAGCGATTCCCAAAGGCGAATCGTTTCTCTTGAAAATACGAGCAGCCTGAATTACGGTCGCCTGTTTGATAGCGATAGGCACGGCGCTCCAGCCCCATACTCCAGTAATTTTGACAGTCGCTTCACCGTCTAGCACGTTGTATAGAAAGTCGTCTACGGCGCGTATACGAGTTGTCGGGTGATTAGTAATACCGTCCGCTATACCGTTTAGTGGCTCTAGCTGATAGTCCTTAGCTGCCCACGTTGTACCGAAGTCGTCGCCGTCGGAGGTCTGAAGAACGCTGAGAGAAATAAGATCGTCGATCTCAGCTATGTAGCTATCTAGCGGTGCGAATAACCGGGTGGCTGTACCTGAGCTGTAAAAGTACCGTTGTGTATAGCTGTCGATTAGGCGTGAGGCTGACTCCACGGCTAGCTCTAGTAGCCCGTCATCTACGTTGTCCGTGATTTTGGCTGAAGACTTGACGTCCGCTAGTGAGCAGTATCCGTTTACGATTGCCATAAGATTTTCCTTTGTTCGGTTCTATCTTACCAGCCGGGCTTTTATAGCGGTCGAGCTAATCCCTGCGGTGTAGGGCAAGAACCCGAACCCAACTTTATTAGCTTCTAGCCAATCTCTAGTAAAGCCCATTTGGGAGTTGTAATCCTTATCCGACCAATCCGTTCCAGTAATCACAAAGTCCGCTTTTGCTTGAATTATGGCTGGCTTTGAATCTTGCCCGCCATAGTTAATAATAACTTCGTCCACATATCTACAAGCCCGAACTACCGCTGCTCTTTCCTCGGTGGTCATTATGGGCGATTTGCCTTTGAACTCTTTAACAAATTCGTCTGTATTTATGGCAACAATAAGCGTTCCGTCTTCGCCCGCAAACTGTTTTAGTCTGCGTAGCATTTCAACGTGGCCCCAATGAAAGAGATCATAAGTTCCGCCGTTATATATTCTTAATCCCAACGATTAGCCCTTCTAGTTTCTAAGTCCCAGTAGCCCGGGGAGAAGTCTTCTTCGTTTACTTTCTTGTTAAATAGATTCTGATTCGCTGCGTAGGTTCGATTATTTTCTATCGTTTTGTTCTTTAGGCTAGAGCTGTTTTCGTGGTGGACTTTCGCCTCTATTCTTTTTATCGTCACTCCAGCGTTTTCCATTCTCCGGTGAAGGTCGTTATCATCAAAGTAGAGCGGGTAGAACCGCTCGTCATAGAGTCCAGCCTTAGCTATTGCGCCTTCCCCAAAGACGACGCAGGACCAATCGGGGATGATGTCCACAAAGTTGAGAGCGTCGGGATCTGCCTCTTTGGAGATTATTTCTAATGCCCCAGACTGAAACCACGCGTCGTCGTTTATCAGCACCCAGTACGGACTGTACGGCGTCGCCTTGATTATTAGATTCCACGCACCTACAAGCCCGAGTCCGTAGGGAACTCGTATCAGCCATAGATTATTTACTAGCTCCGGCTGATTAGGCTCCCAAGTCTGCGCTCCGGAGTTATCCACGATTACTAAATGATCGACTGGATAATCTATCGACGCTAGTAATCTATCCGCTTTATCAAACTGACTATAAACGGCGAAACCTAGAACGGGGATCATTAGGCGAATGTATCTCTAAGGATCGGGAGCCAATGCTTATTCCAAACGGTTTCCACGTCAAACTGAGCGGCAAAGTCGATAGCCACCTGTGAGCGGCCCCTACCTAGTTTGTAAGCTTCCTCTAGCGCTGTGACTATCGAAGGCACGTTAGGGATCTGCCACCAAGCGTCCTGACCTGAGTCCCACGAAGGCTGCCCAGCGACTACCCAAGAGTCAGCGGATACGAGATCTGGAGTAGCTGCCCAGTTTGATCCAATCACGCGCGTCCCCGTTGCCTGTGCTTCTACTGTCGGAACGCCGAAGCCTTCCCCATAGGAAGTAGCTAGTAGGACGTCCATACCCGTATAGTAGGCGGCTAACGTTTCCTGAGCGATACCGTATCGGTAGCTAGTCGGATCTGGGAATGCCACGTCATCCGTGTCGATACCTAATGAGTGTAAAAGGCTTAGTAAGTTCCAGCCCACGCCGCCTTTACCCGTAGGTTCGGTGTGGATATAAAGCATTGCGTCCGGGTGTTTCTTTTTGAAGATAGAGAAAGCTAAAAGATTTTCGCTGAACGCTTTACGGTGAATTAGGCCCGAACTCTTATTTGCCGCCACCATTCCTACAACGTATCGGTCCTTCGTCCCCATATGCTCTTCGATAGCCTGACCGTCTATCTCAAATGTAGGTTTCATAATCTTAGTGTCGATCCCGTGCGGTGCGTATTTACACTCAATCCCTTTATCTTCCATTTGCCTTACTCCGTGGGGAGCCATAGCTACTGGAGTGACGTTTGTCTTTCTAAGGAACGTTTCTACTCTGGGAGGAAGGGTAACGTGATCAAGCGGCGTCCAAGCCAAAATGTTTATATCGTCAAAACCTTTGCTAGTCAAAACCCAAACATCATAGAGCGTAAGCATTGCGCTTGGCTGATTGCGCTTAGACGCTGCGAAGACTTTGTGATCCGCTGGAGCTGTGTCGTTGGAATACAGATCAAAGCCACGTGCGAAATGCGGTATCTTTCCGTAAGGCGTTTCTAGCTCGCGCTTGATACCTTCTAGGCCGTAGTTTGATAAGGCTGCTACGTCGAAGCCTTGACGTTTCAGGCGATCCACTAAGTAGCGGGCTTGCTGCCCATATCCCGTTGGTTGATCCGGGGAGTTCGAATAGACGGTAATCGTCGCGTCGAACTGTTCACGATTAGCTGGGTTTTTAGATTTGGTAGGAGTCATACTAAAAGATTAGCAGTTCAAAAAGACAAAAGGGAAGGCCGCCGAAACCCTACCGTCCGGCGACCTTCCCAGTCTTTAGTTAGCTAGGGTTTAGCTAGCTCCACCCTTGAACTTAACGAAGTGGCTTGCGTGCGTTAGATTTCCGTCAACTCTTGCGGTAACTCTAAATGTCGTAACATCTTGGTTGAACGCGTAATCTGCTGACTGAGCCACGGCAATACCGCCTGCCAAACGAGCTTTATACGAAGGCAAGTGTCCTACTCCGATTGAGAATGCCGCTGTGCCTACTGACACCGCGGCCGGGTTCTCGAATACCGGGTAACCAAGTAGCTGATCTGGCTGACCCTGTGCGATATTTCCGGCTGACCAGATAAACGCTCCAGAACCGTCCTTGATCTTGCGAACTGCCGCTAGACCAGTCTTGTTCATTAACCAACCAACACCCGGAAGCAAGCGTGCCTGTCCGTCCAAAGTGTAAAGAAGGTCTACTAGGTTTTCGTAAGTTGGTGCGCCGGATACTCCGGTTCCACCTGTGACGGCAGAAGCTCCGGTAGTGAAAATACCAGTTGGCTCTACTGTTCCAGTTCCGACTGTTAGTCCGGTGTTCATTGCGAAGCCGATTGCGTTTCCAGCCTGTTCAGCGATTAGCGCTGAAATATCGAACCCTGCGTCTGTTAGCAACTCGTTGGCAACTGGGACAAGGAAAGAATATTTGAACGCGCCCAAAGTCAAAGAGCTAAAAGTGGGTTCTGAGTCTGCGATAGCTGAACCAGCAGCCTTGATAGTCGCGGTTGAACGCGCTGTCAAAGTCGGAATGGTCAAGTTCTCTCCGCTGGCTGTGTTGATTACCTGCGCAACGTTTAGCATTGGCCCGGCTAGTCTAGCGATAGAGAACACTTCATCGAAGAAACTCTTAGGTACGGTGTTGTCAGAAGGAACTAGAGTACGGGACTCGGTTCCGAATGTGTGTGAACGTAGTTCGCCGTTTGCGATTGCGCGAAGAATGTCGCTGTCCCTACGAACCTCTGAAGAAGGAACGGATGACTCGCGGGCTGCGTCTACTGCGCGTGCTTCGCGGTCTGCCATTTTCTTAGCGGTGTCGATAGCTGCGTCACGCTGGCTAATCTCGGTTTCGATACGATCGATTGTCTGCTGATCATCTACGGTTAGGCCACGCTTGTCCGCTTCGGCTGACTCGATAACTGCTCGGGCCTGCTCGATTAGGTTATTACGGGCTTCAACCTGTGACTTTAGAAAGTCGCTCATTGTTGAATCTCCTAGTTTTATTTTTTATTTACGGATGTCCGCCAAGCTAACTCGAACGGTGAAAACGGGGAGCTGACTCGACCCGCACTTTATATTCTATCAACCCGGGTAAAAGGCAATCCCCGCCGGAAAGGAATACGGCGGGGATTGCGGTCGGGAGAAAGGGGAAACCCCGACAACCCTTAGCGGGTTTCTTTAGCTTCTACTACTCGGACTTCTTTAGCTGGAGCTGCGTTGTCTAGCTCCCATACTGCTCTTGCCCAAGTGTCTACGTTCTCGGTGACGACTCCGGAGTCCGGATTGCCTGATACGTCAAGTATTGCTTTTTTGATCTGTTCAATAGTTGCCATTTTATAGCCTCTTCATTAGTAGTTCGATCTTCTTCTTTTTTAGCTCTAACAAAGTCAGATCGTCCTGAGTAGCTTCGTCTGTTTCGACTGTCGGTGTTAGGCGCTGGATGACCTTAGTCAGTAGCTCAGACTGCTCTAATGATAAGTCTTTACCGTCCTCCACCGCTAGCATAGCGTCCGCCAATGAGTCTGCGTCTACCTCTGCCCGGGTAGCTACTGCGTCATAAGATCGTACGGCTGCTGTGCCTGCGGTCTGCTGATATGCTGGGAACGCCACAATCGAGACTTCGTGAATCCGCACGGATCTTAGAGTTCTCTCTGTACCCTCAGCGTTCCAAGTATCACCGTTAGCTGGGACTGAGAATCCAAAGCTCATAGCAGAAACGTCGCCACGCTGAACTAGAGTACGGACGTCTTTACCAAGTGTGGTTTCTGGGAGGATAGCTGTCACCCGTAGTCCGTAGTTGTCTTCCTCTAGCTTTAGAGTTCCAGCTCGGGTGGATCCTAGGACGCTCCCGGTATCGTGGTTGTAAAGTAGCTTGATGTCATTACGCGCTTTGAGTGAACGCTTGAACGCTCCGGGTGCGATTCTCTCTATAAAAGGTAGCGGCTCACTAGGGCTGTTGAAGATCGCTGCGTATCCGGTAAAAGTCATACCGTCGCCGTTCTCGACTGCTCTTAGCTCGAACTTAACCTCATTAGTTCGCTTTTCTATCTTTGCCATTTGCTCGCTTTCTTGGCTAACGCTTGCGCGATTTTCTTCTTCTAGTCTACTGACCACACCTTCCGCATAGTTCAACGCTCTACGCGCTGACGCTTTGCTCGGTCCTGATCCCCAAAGTAAATGAGCTACTACTCCAGCACTCGGATAGTTCTCAGAGTTTGGATTGGCGTCGGGAGAATCGAGATCTACTAAGTGTCTAGCAATCCACGCACGGATCCTGACCCACTTATCAGCGGTCACATTTCCCGCAGCCATAGCTCGCGCTTCTCTCACCGTACGATCTACAAGACCGTCACCAGCTAGTCCTTCTGCGTAATACTCTAAGCCACGTCTAGCGGCTGCTCGCATATAAGCGGGTGGAGTTAGGTTTACTGCTCGCTGTTCGTCTAGCTGTCCGATTTTAGTTAGTGTGCTGAACTTATGACCCACTAGGGTATCCGTAGGCTGTAAGCCTTCTTCACCGTCACGATAGACCCGGATCAAGGCCGCCGGATCATCCTCAGTCCCGGTGACGCTGAAGTCACTATTCGGGATGTTTATAGTTCCGTCGCGCTCTATGCGCTCGATTACTCCACGCGCTCTTCCACCAGAAGAATTCCAAGAAACCGAATCTCCAACTTCTAATGCGTCGGGCGCTGCTCTATCTTCTTCGTTAGGTTGCCAAGCGTTACAGTAATTTCCACCGTCCACGAATGCGTCCCAACGCTCGCACCAAGCTTTATCGCCGTCGTCGTTTAGTCGGGCTTCGTTGAAGAAGAAGCAATTTCCGCAAGCTCGACCTTCTGGAACGTCTGGAGCTAGTGCTGGGCGATAGTTGTCTGGCAGATTTTCTTCGCCTTCGTCTTCTTCTTGTTCTTCTGCGTCTTCTACTTCCGCCGAAATTCTATCCGGCATTGGGATTCGCTGAAGCTTGAAGACGTTCATAATCATTAGACGATCAGTCGAGTGATAAACCTCGTCCTCTAGTTCATAAACCTCTAGCCCGGCTAGCTCGCCTTCTATCATTACAACGTGCGCTAGAACGTTCGGGTTTCTTTCATTCCAGCTAACCCAGTCGCCGACTTTTAGCTGACCGACTGCTGCGCGTTCTCCGACGAACTCTGTTTCTTCAGCAAGGCTGATAGCGATAGCCTGCTCGATCGCTGACTCTTTAGTATCGTGGCAAGCGATTAGTTCGCCGTCCTCTTTGATAACACTCCAGCTAGGGCAGTCTTCAGATTTGTCGGTTATGTAATACGGCACTATTGGCTCTGCCTAACTATGAGAACGCCTAAGTCTTGTCCGGCTGCGGTAGCGACTGCCCAAAGACTATCTAGCGGTTCTAGGGTTATCGTTTTTGATTCGGCTGTATCTAAGTGAATACTGTTTGTGGTCGTTACATTTTGATTACCAATGTGGATGTAGTGATTCCCAGCCTTCATTTGGTTATGAAGATGAACGACTTGTCTTTGTGTAGCTGGCCCGACTACTTCTTGTCTAGTCGTTCCAATCGTGTAGAGATTTGTCAGAATCATTACTGAACCTCGTAAACGCCTTGCGGATTAGCCGGGTCAATTTGGGCGACGGCTTGAAGTTGAGTGCTTGGAATTCCGGTGTGTGGGATAGCTGGAAGTCCCAGAGCTGCTAGAACTGCCTTCGGATCGTATCCAGCTAGAACTAGCTTCTGCGCCATAGCTACCTTCTTATCGTCGGTAGAGATCCTAGAGTCTGCGATAGCTACGTTAGCTAGTGGGACTCTAACCTCGTCCGCTACTGCGTCGGTCATAGGTGTCAGGTCTTCTAGTCTGCGTATATCGTTTACTGTGTAATATCCAGCCTGAAGTCCTATGGAGTAGGCATTAGCTCTAGCCTGTGAATCTCCACGTAGTAGTCCGTCTAGGTTGAATCTAAGGAAGGCGTTCTCTCCGCCGGGAACCTCATTTAGTAGTGGACTAAAAGCAGTTTCTAGTTTCTGAACGATTGGTCTGAGTGTGTGCTGTACGAAGAAGATCGAGTCTTGTTCGACGGACGCGTAGGCTGTCGATCCCTGAACGCCTAGCATATGGTTTGGAATATTGAAGGCACGGGCTACGTCTTCTACTGCTAGGCGACGTGAGTTCTCTAGCTGGGACTGCTCAGGATCTACTCCGGTAGCTTTCCATTGTGCGCCAGCAGATAAGACTCCGGTCTTGTGTGACTTTTTTAGTCCACGGTGAGCAGCGTCAAAATTACGGCGAAGGTTTTCTGATTGCTCTGAACTTAGATTTCCGGGGAACTCAATAATTCCTTGCGGAGTTGCGCTGTTGCTAAAGAATCTAGCTGCGTAGGACTCTAGTGCGATAGAAAGACCTAGGTTATCTTTTAGAGCTTCGACTCTAGCCATACCGCGGATGTCACCCGGACGAACTAGGTCTGCGATAAAGATTACGTCCTCTGAGCTGAGTAGGTTCTTTTCGCCTTGTACCTCGAACATTACGCGACCGATACCGTTGCGTTTGATCTGTACCTTGTGCGGGTTTAGTGGAACTAGATTTACTACTACTCCACCT